CAAACGCTCCGCAGGAATCACAGGTGATATAGGTCTTGCCGTAAAACTCAGACATAAGCCGCGGCGTTGGACAGCCGCAGAACGGACACGGTTTCAGCTCCTTTTCAGGCACAGATTTTCACCCCCTCCAGTCTGTCAGCCTTTCCAAATCCTCCAACATAGCCGAAACGATTTTTCGGGCTTCATACAATCCGGAGCCTTTGGCAATGGCCTCCAGAACTTTTTCCTTGTGATAGTTCAGCAGCAGATCACAGGATTTCTCCGCCTGATCACGGGCTTGCACGGCAAGGGACAGTTCTTTATCCACCTGCCCCTTGCAGCCGTCCAGGGCGTCCAGGACGCCCCGCAGGATAGATTTTTGCATGAGGGCAATCCCCCGCACCTGTTCCTTGAGTTCGGCGGACTCCCCGTATTCAATGGCGCTGTCCACGTCCAGCCCCTTCTCGGTGCAATAGGTTTCAGCAGCGAACAGGGAGCGGAATACCCGCAGACCCACCTTCGCATAGGGGATATTCTTGTTTCGGAATTTACTGGAATATTTGTGATCCATAATGCGCCTCCAGCCTTTCCACCCACCGCTTGCGCTTGCACATACGCCGGTCTACGGCATAGGCGTTTTCTGTGGGCGTGATGATCGCCTCCACAGCGTTCAGTACATCCCCGTATTCCTCCAGCAGCTTTTCCCTCGCATCGGGATAACTGACAGGTGTAGGATTTACACCCGTCAGCGCCCGACGGAGTTTCAACGCCGCTTGCGACAGTTCCGCCGCCTCCTCTGACAGTTGGCAAAGCAGCTCATCCTCGGTGAGCATCTTCCTGATTTTTTCAATCTCGGTCATTCCGACGCCCCCTTACCACTGGATTTCATAAAAGGGGCCGTCCGAGTGGCTGGAACAGTTTGTTACTTTATATCCGGCGGCAAAGAGCTGTTCCAGCGTATCAGGGTCAAGGAAATAGCCGTATACGCATTGCATACACCCTTTTTGCGCAGCCTCCCGGATACACTTTTCCACATCCGAAAGCCTGTCCCTTCTTGCTTGCTCCATTGCGGTGCGGGCATCTTTTGCATTTATCATATTGTCCTCCTGCCCCAGAGCGGGAGCAGTGTAACACCGCCCCCGTACTCCGCAAAATTATTTTGTCGGTTCAGAAAAGAGGAATATCCTCCGGGTCATCCGGGCCCTCCGGGCTGTCGTTGCGCACCTCCCGTTCCCAATAAATGATAGTCGCTTTCACGAGGTAGCCGTCAAAAACCTTGTCAATGATACCCTTCACCCGGTTCCAGTCACCTCCGGCGATCCCACACCCGATATAGCCGGGGATGGACACCGGGAGATCATACCGCAACGCATAGGTACGAACAGCCCGAAAGCACTTTTCCATCATCTCGTAATCGGTCAAACCGTCAGCCGCACCCCAATCCCGCTGACAAAACATGTTTGCGACCACCCGTCCGGTAGCGGGCAGGTGGAGCCACAGCACCTTGCCCAGGGCGCCGGCGCCGTGGATCATGCAGTAGCGCCGATACTTGTCATACTCTTTGGGTGGGAGAATTTTGCTGATAGCATAGGCGATACCACCGCCCATGACACCATGAAAATTGACCTGGTGGCAGAGGATACCCGTGCCGTCCCTCAGCAGGTCCCCAGTCATTTCTTTAACCATATTTTCGCCTCCGTTGTTATTCACGCCTTTTTCGCTTCTTCTACCCGCTTCTCAGCCGCCTCCCGTGTATCAAACCAATCTACCCAGATGTCGTAACGGGAAGCGCTTTTGAACGTATCCAGCGGAATAGAATCGGCTTCAATTTCTCTTGTGATTGCAGCAGTTACCCGCCCACTGTCATAGACCCTGGTTGTCACGCACCAAAACTTTTTAAGCCCCGCCGCCGTCAGCTCGTAGCGTGTAGCCTCTCCCTCCGGCAGCGGATCAGCAAAGTCAATGTACCCCCACGCCTCCCGCCCGATTTCCTCGCAGAAAGTCTTACGGTCAAAATTATGGATTTCCTGCACCGGGCAGCCGGAGGGGTATGTTCCCGGTGATACCGGGCGCTGAGTGCTGTAATACCTCATTCCTCTGCCCCCGTCCCATCGTCAAAGGCTTTTACCATACCCCACTGATTGAGCGGGAGCGGCTGTCCCACCATATCCCGCATAGCCTCATCCATACCGCACTGATCGCAGATATAGACCTTTGCGTAACGGCTCAGGGAATTGCGAACGGCAATAGGGTTCATCCGGTTTTCACCACAGCGGGGGCAAGGCAGGTCAAACGCCCGTGCCTCAACCTGCATAACACCGAGTTGCTCTACCAGTTCCCGCGCCTGTTCCTCTGTTTTCATACACACACACCTCCTAAATCAAAATGAATTTCAACCAGGCGGGCAAATCGCTTTCAAGCACTGCTTTGATATACAAAATGCTACCCGCAACGGCGGCGGCGAAAACCACCGCCGCCAGCAGGTACAAAAGCCATTTCCGCATATCAGCCGGACTCCTGGATACCCAAAAGGTACTTTGCGCGGCTGAGGTAAGCGGGAGTCCGCAGAGCTTGCCATGCACCTTTCCGAGGGGACCAGCGGAAACCGTTGCTTTTCAGCCTCGCCCGTGTAGCCTCATCCGGCTTCTCGTCAAAAAGAATTTGCACACGGTTGATCTCCTCATTGGTGACGATCTGCCCGCCGTCAAAGTCGATTTCAACGTGATCCATTTCATCAACCTTGCGGAGCGCCTCAATGCGCTTTTTCAGCCGGATCATTTCAGCGTTGCGGTTAGAAAGCTGCCACGCCGGGACTGGGCGGCGGATAGCCTCCCGCATTTCAGCAAGGGCCGCGTCAATTTTGGCGGCGCCCTCATCGCTGATACCCTCAAAGCCCTGCATGGTCTTGTGCTTACGATACCAAGCGTTCATAGCCTTGTCCCGTTCCTGCTGGGCCTGCAGTGCCGCCAGCTTCGCCTCCAGTTTGTCCATTGCCTCGGGGTCATCGCTGCTGATAGCGTGATTGCTTGCAGCGGCATCAGCGCGGCGGGCGTAGTGGGCGGCTTTCTCGCCCGCCTCCACGGACTTGCGCATATTGCGGTCGATCTTGTCCAGGTCGCGGCGGTGGTGGCGCTCACTGTGATGGCCGACAAGGATGGGCTGACCGGGCGGTATGTGTTCCATGATCGCCCGCGCGGACTTGTGCGCCGCCGCACTTTCCGCCTCAGCAGCGGCGGCCCGAGCCTCAAACCGCTCAATGCGATCCTCCCTACGTTCCTGATAATCTTCTCTGCCGATTGACATAATTTTCTGCCTCCTCGTAAAATTTTGTTGGAATTACCCTACCCGGTGAATATATCCGTCGCGCTTGCGCTGCAAAACAATGTCACCCGCTTCACTGCACCAGGTAGCCGAGGTATTCCACACATACGCCAGAACATACCCATCATTCGCCAGCAAATCCCGCTCATTCTTGACTGGGGCCTCCGGTGTATCCAGGATAAGGGATACCTGCACGTCCTGATCCAGTCCCACGCGGTTGACTACGACGTAGGCCACCCGACCTCCGCAGCTCAAAAGCCGCTCCAGCTTTTCCATGATTTCATCCGGCGTGGCTCCCAGGTCGATGCCGCCCATTTCCGGCATTGCCGCCAGCACTTCCCGAGCATCCATATCAACGGGGATCGGGGCCACGTGGCCCTGCAGGGCGTTGAAAGCTACGATGTCAGCCACAGCCCTCCGTGATTTTCTTCCTGCCATTTCCGCCAGCCTCCTTTGCTCAAAACGGTAATGTGTCTATGGGCAGCTTCTCCACGATGTCATAGATGCGGCGATGGCGCATAAAGAGCCACCAGAAAAAGCGTTCACGCTTTGTTTCCGCCCACTGTTTGAACAGCGTCCAGCGGAAAGAAATAGCGCGCCGTGCTTTGGCAATCCGTTTCATGACCATGTGCCTCCTTGAAGTCAAATAATTTTTACTGCACCTATATAATAGCTCGGTATCGCGGACTTGTCAATAGGAATTGTAAAAAATTTTTGCCTGTTACAAAAACCACAGTGTTACACTTTTTTTCTATATATCCATGAAACAGGCAAATAGAGAAAACAGGGAGGACAATATTCCATCTGTCCTCTCTATTCTCTCTATCTCAGCACTCTATAGGAAAAGAATGTAACATTGTAACAGAACAGGAGAAAAGCCCGATGTGGCGCGGGTTTGAGGGCGTTACAAACCGAGTAACAATCCCGTTACATACTCTGGTTTGTAACAGAAAATCAGTCAGTGAAAATCTTTTCTCTTTAGTTAAAATCTTTTCTCTTTGCTCGAGCGCGAGGCTGATTTTCCGCAGTTTGTAACACAAAAAAAATTTCACTATGCTCGAGTGTATGTCTGCACCCGGCATAGTGAAATTTCTTTCCGATCACGGCGCAAGAGCGCCTATCATCTTAGCGCACCGCTCGGGGCGGGGTCTGCTTTTGCCGCTGCGGTATCTGGATATAACGCCGGGAGCCATTCCGGTAATGTCCGCCGCCTCATAGACAGAGTAGCGGGACAGCAGCTCCCGCAATCGTTCCTGATTCTCTGCGTTCACCTGCGGATCAATCGGCTCAGGAGCGACATAGGGGCGGTTTTCCTGCATAACCACATCAAATCCCGCCTGGACCAGCACCCCCACCACCATAGACAGCCGATTTTCCCGGCACCTGGAAAGTATGTCCGCCGCTTTCAGATAATCTTTCGGGTCCAGCGGAGTATCTGCCCCCGGCATCGTGTAGCGTCCCTTCTCTCTCAAAGCCGGGAGGACTTCGGATGTAACCCAATGCTTGAAATCGCGGGATCGAGGCAGACGGCTCCCAAAAATCAGAGCGTAGACGCCGGACTCGTTGACAACATACATTCCCCGGTGACTGATTTCTTTCTGGTCATCGTTACCGTGATTATCACTTTGTTGAAAGTCACTGTTACGGCGACTTTCAAATTCAGCATATGGAAGGAGCTGTTTATCTTCCGGATCAACGTGTCGCTTGATTGCATCGGTCAGTGCCTTGCTTGTGGGATTGTCACCGCCGTAGCCGAGGGCCGCCGCAACGTCCCGCCCGATAAACCACGGCGCCCCGTCAATGATAATGGCGCGGACAGCGCCAAACTCGGGGTTGCTGAATACCTGTATTTCGTTCATAGGGTACACGCCTCCTGTCAAAAAGATTTAGCTTTAGTATAGACAAAAATATTTCACCTGTCAAGTGTTTCTGTGAAAATATTTTACCTAAAACGAAAAACCCCCGAGGCGCAATGCCCCGGGGGTCTGTGTAGCTCTATTCTTTTGACAGCCGCCGGGTTTCAGCAGGCCCTCGCTCACACCCCCGGACAGGCGTTTCCGCCCATTCTCAGGAGCATGACGCAGAGGCGAAATAAACGCCCCTCAGCGCGTCCCGAACGGCGGGTAGGGATATACCACCCAACCGCCTCCGGCGCGTCCTGGTGCGTCCTGACGCCCCACACAGGGCTTTTAGTCTTTCTTCGGCGCGTCGTATGTCATCGCCTGTTTGCTGTCGCTGACTCCGTGGGTGGTCGGGTCCGTAACGACGCCCAGGATCGCCAGCACCACAAAGGCGGCGTTGACAACGGCGAGAAGCTGATCGGACACACCCTCCACTTCCAGCTTGACGCCGAACACCGCCGCGATAGTTTGAGCGAGGATCAGAACTGCGGGGATAATCGCCAGCCAGAAGTTTTTGTTTTTGATCCGCACTTTCCAGTTAATCATATACCTTATTCCTCCTTTGCTGTTTTTCGGATTTCCAGTTTTTTTACGTCGTCGTACATATGGGTAATCATACCGTTCCCGCCTAAATCGTGGTATGCCTCGTACATTTCACAGAAATTTTCGTAGGCGTAAGACGGGATATAATCCAGCGCCATATACTTATCGTGGTATTCGATGAGCTGTACCCTCAGCAGGAGCATTGTCCCCCGGCTGTTTGCGTCGCGTTCTTTCTTTTGGGCTTTCAGCAGCCACACCACATAGCCCAAAAGGATAGGGAGCGCGATAATGTAAGTTTGCGTCAAAATTTCTTTCATGCCGCGCACGTCCTTTCAAACAAATTTCACTGTGGCTATACCCGTACCGGGTCCATCCCGAATCCGCATATCCGGCTCCTCCTTTTGTTCTACTGCGGTGCCGGCCTCCTCCGGTGTTTCCACATATCGGGGCCGAACAAAACCGGCTATTCCGCCGTGTAGCTCTCTCCTGTGATTTCCTCGTACTGCTCCGGTGTGATGCCCTTTCCGGGCCGCTTCTGTTCGATGGACACCCATCCGCGCAAGGTTTCTTTGGTTACGTATCCCATCTCCCATTTTGCTTTCAGCTTCTCGTACATGGATCATCCCTCCTTTTACTCGATTCCAAGGGCCAGCTCTGCCACGGACAGCTCCAGCCCGGACACTGCCTGCATGATGGCCTTGGTTGCCGGGGAGGTCATATCCGCATATTCCTCCCTGCTGTATTCCCGCTGTTCGTAGGCCCATTCTGTGACCGTTTGGACCTCACCGCCCATAGTGATCTCCCTGGTTTCCTGCCGGATATTCCGCCGCTCATACACAACGGCGGTGCTGCTTGTGGTATCCAGCACGGCGGGCTGGTCTACCCGGCTGTCATGGATTTCATGCCAGTCTTTCATGCTGATCTCCTCGCTTTCTGTGCTTTCTTTTTGTCCAGGGCGGATATCCGCCTCTTGCAGTATTGGATGGATACATTGGGTTTGATGTGCCGCAAATAATACTTGTAGGCGTTGCTGTGCTTGAAATAGCCCATATACGACAGCATTGCCGCCGCGTCCATACGCCGGTAGCGTCGGACAGTGTGTATTTTATTTGCTTTACGCCTTATGCGTTTCAAAATAGATTTTCTAATGGTAATGCGGTTGTTGTGTATAACAAAACCGAGGCAGTTAATCGCCCTTCCTGTCACCTTTCCGGCGCGGCGATTCTCTCCCTCAAACCGGAATACCTGCCAGTCATCTTTGACTTCAAGCTCCAGCTCTTCCGCAAGATATTGACTGACCCCACGCACGATCTTGTGTAGCTCTTTTTTGCTCCTCGCAAACAGAAAGAGGTTGTCCATATATCTCAGGTAGTGATCCGGTTTTAGCTGCTGGACAATGTGGTGGTCCAGCGGTGACAGGAAATAATGAGACAGCCACGGGGACGTGTAAAAACCCTTTGGCAGCCCTGGCCCTCCGGTGTCTATCACCCGGAAAAGCAGATCCTTGTACCGCCTGTCCCGGATAGCTTTATTCAGCCTGGATTTCAGCAGCTCCGTGTTGATACAGTCGTAGAAATGCCGGATATCCAACTCTGCCACATAGAATTTTTTGCCCTTGTATTCGTCCCGCCACCGTTTCATAGTCCGCAGGGCGTAGTGCGTCCCTCTGCCGGGGATAGAACCGCAGGCATAGCGGTAAAGGCTTCGGGTGACAATAGGCCGGAACTGGCGCATAAGCATATGGTGAACGATTTGCTCGTCATCCCATCTCGGCTTTTGTATCATCCGTATTTTCTTGTGGCTCCCATCCTGGCGGGGCTTTGCTTCATGCCTGGGCGGATTCCAGCCCCCCGGACTTAGTATCCTCCCCCGTAGGGCCTCTGCTTTTTCATTCTGGTGTGCCAAAACCCGTTGCACGGATTTCCGGCTGGTTTTATCCTTTGCCGCTTCCCGAATGGCCGCCGTAATTTCCTCTGGCTCCATCATGGCGGTAAATAATCCGTTGTAGCTTTTCAAGAGTGTATTATCCCTTCTTATCCCCTTCACGGCGGCGGGCAGCCCTGCTGCTTACTGGCCGTGCCTCTTGACAGGTTAATTTTCAGCATGTGCTGTGGAAATGTGTCCGCATTGTTGGAGCGCGAGCCGCTCCGTAAAACAGGATAATTAGGCGAGCCGCCGATGTTCCAGTTCGCATCCGCCGCATCGTTGTTCGCGTTCAGGTAACGTGAACCACACTTGGAACCGTTGTTGCAGTTGCCTCCACGCAGACAGACCGCAGTAAGACACGTCAGGCACCGACAGAGCGCGAACACATTCCCGATGTTCGTTTATGCCTCTTGCCGGGGGGTAAACCCCCCGGACCCCCCATCAAGAGGGACCTTCACAAGAAGGCGAGCCGCCGAAGTGCCAGTACGCAGCCGCCGCACCGCAGTTCGCGGACAGGTAACGAGAACCACACATGGAACCGTCGGCGCAGTAGCCCCCACGCAGACAGACCGCAGTAATATCGTTATTCAGCCAATGATAATCACACTCGTATGTAGCATCGCTCCCGGTCAGCGGGCCGATTGGGAGACAGCCAAACTCCGTTTGTGTGGTATCCTTCTGCCACCCGGAAAAACCTCCTGCACCAATGGCACCCCGGCAAACTGGGGTATACCCGGCTCCGGTGAAGTTATAGCCCGCTCCCTCCGGAGTCATCTTGGCATAATAGATGCCGTTGATATAGAGCAAACCCACGTTCCGATCCCAGCGTCCGCCCCAGAAGCCCTCCATGTGGAAAACCTTAACCTGATGTGTAGTATCGTTATAGCCGAAAAACTGTCCTTTGTTGCTCATACTGCCACCGCTCATGATATGACCGTAGTGCTGGGCGGCATCATTAACATAGCCGGTGGTTTGCCCCTGCCCGAAAGCCGCCTGGCTGTTGGTAGTCTTGGATATCAGCACCAGCAGGTCGGCAATCAATTCGTCCATTGCCCAGTTTCGCAAATCCCACTTGGTCCCGTTGGCCTTTGCTGCTGTCCGTTCCGCGTCCGCCGTTGTGATGTACTGCGGATATTGCCCGGACAGGGAGCGCAATTTCCCGTCCACAATACAGCCCTTGAACATGGGGTAATAGTGAACCTTCTCAATGCCGCCGTCTGCCCGTGTGTGGGCATAGGCTTTGTACCCCTCATCATACTGTGTTTCACAGAAAACAACGTAGCGGTAGCCATCCTCCTCCCACCGCTTCACCCAGCAGCAGGGGATAGCAGTCATGGCATTCCCGCCGTAGGCAGTGTTGGCAACATCACTGTTCGTTCCGTCTTTCAGCTTCTTTGTGTAGTCATTCGGGTTTAGGCGGTAATCTTCAGTGCCGTCAAACTTGACCATGACGGGATAGTTGTCCCGGATGAACCATACACCACCCCAGGTCCCAAAATTAAAAACACCGTTGGCGTAGTCCATAAAAGCCGGGGTCATGCCCACAGCATCATAGAGGTACTCCACCCGAGCCGAGGGATTCGGCTCCGATATTTTCACGCGGAACCCGTACCGTTTGGGCCGCTGGCCCCTCACCTCCGCAAGGATGGTGTTCGCCGTGTTCTGAACCCCTGCGATGTCTGCTTTGATGCTCGCTGTTGCCGTTGCCAGCTCCGGGGCGGATACGCCCGGTACATTTACGTCTCCGTATGCCATAAAAGTTATGCTCCTTTCTCAACCCAGTAATTTGCGGCGATTGCCGCACTTGGAATACTCGCTGCCCTGATTCGGATTTTTCCGGCAAGCGTTTCCGTTGCCGGACACATAGCGCAAGCGATGGCGGCGCTCATACTGGCCGGGGCGATATCCACGCTGGCCCGGTCATCGGCCGTTACACCGGTTACGGTAATGTCGTAATACTTAGGGTATGCCGTGGTCGTGTCGCTCCCCCAGCCGCTGGTAGGGATGGTGACTGTCCCGTGCAATGCTTGTTTCTGCGCCCCCACATCGGCGGCGGTGTGGGTGTGGCTGGCCGGAGCAGCCCCCAAGTCTGTGGGGGACGGTTTTGGATGCACGTGATCCCCCCTGGCATAACTGGTTTCTGTACCAGCCGTTGCCGTTCCAAGGGCTTCTGGAGTGGTGCTGGACGCGGTATTTTTGGTTGCACCGGAGGCGATCCCGTCCAACTTTTCCTTGTCGTCTTTACTTATAAAGCCGTCTGCGGCAGATGTGGCGGTGGAATGCACGTGACTTGCTGGAGCTGCGCCAACCTGCGACGGGGTATAATCTCCAGTCTGCGGTGTAACCGCTCCCGAACGCCCGTTAAAGCTGGTTACGCCTGTATCAGGAGGGGCCTGCGGGATAGGGTTCCCATCGCTATCAAAGCCAACGATCTGCCCCATTGTGCCGGTTATTTTGGGCTGTTTTCCGCTAAGAGCGGTATCGTTATCTATGATCCCCTTTTCCATGTGGTTGAGGGAGGCCGCAGTGATCGGTGTAGCCCCATCCTCGTTGTCCTTCCACCCCTCCGGGTAGAATTTTTCATACGCCATAACATAATCCTCCTTTTATTTCAGGCTCTTTGGGTATGTCAGAGCATTTTGCAACTCTTGGATGCTGTTCTGAATAAGCTGAATGTTCTGCTGGAGCGTATTAACGGCCCGGGCCTGCTCGTCTACCGTGCCGTGAAGGTCGGATAGGTCTTGCGCCTGTTTGTCCAGCTCCTCCCGAAATTCACCTGCAACGCCGTCTTTCCAGCTATTGATCTCGTCAACTTCCGCTTGAAGCGCCGCAATCTGGTCACTGTAAAACGCACCGTAAATAACACCCGTGGAAAAGTCGATTGCAAAGCCTTTTATTACTGTTTCTCCGTTGGACGGATAGGTTAAACTTCCGGGGAATGTCTTTCCATCGTAATCACCAAAGTATGGTTCAAGAATGGCTATCGACTCCACCGAAAACGGGTTTGTAAATCTGGACGGATATATGATATCCGCCGGATAGGGAGGAAGATGGTTCAGTGTTGGGTACAGAAACGGGACAGTTTTCACCGTGTAATCGTTGGAGTGAATAATCCCGGTTTTGATATCTTCAACGGACAGGTTTTCGATCATGGCATAAACGGCGTATAAATCCTCAATGCTGGCCTTGTCCGCTACAACTGTAATCAGCTCCCGCAGCCCGTCCTCGAGTTCCGCTGTCGTGCTGGTATAGGGGTATTCATCCTCCATCTCAGCTTTGAACGGGGATGACAGATCGCCTCGGAAAGCAAGGTTTAGTGTAACGGTTTCCACATAGAGAATACTGCGCACGTCATTTTTGCTGACAACATAATCCCCCAGCTCCGCCGCCGGATCATAAACGCCTTTTTCAATGGAATACGGATTATAGACAAGCCCGTTTAACTCCGAGTGGAGCCTGTCGCAAATCCCCTGTGTAGCGTATGGGTTGATCCCCACCTTCACCACAAAGCCCGTTTCATTCCCGGCGGTAAAGGTGTTGTCTCCTTTCCGCATGAAAACCCCGCTGACCGTGAGGGCGTCCCCCGTGTTGAGCTTACCCATGATGCCGAACACATCCACCCGCTCCCCTACGGGGGCGGTATCCGCTCCGGTGCTGGAAATCAGGGGGACAAACCGCAATTTGTTTTCCGGGGTTATGATCCAGTTTCCGCCGTGGACTCCGGCTATATAACCCAGCACCTTTATCATTGTGAGGCCGATAGGCATAGGCACGACATACTCAAAGCCTGTTTGAATATAATTCCACGTCCTGGGATCAACCTCCACGCCCATACGAACCGCTATTGCCTTAATGCAATCGGTCATAGACTTAGGAAATTCCGCCTCGCTTGCGTCTGTAAGAGGGTAAGGGGTGTTGGCTTTAAGCATCGAATCGTAGCATTGGAATGTAAGCAGCCCGGTCACGGCATCCGATGTGCGCTTGCTGACAAAAAATGTGCCAGCCGGGAGCCATTCACTGTATTTTGTGCCGTCCGTAAGCCGCTGCTGAATCACAATCTTAGCGGACTTTGGAACGGTGTCTTGCGTAAGCAGGGAAAACTGGAGCGTTGCTGATACACAGTTTCCCACTGATAGAGCATCCGAAAAGAGGGCGCGGTTGATAACGGGCGCAGAAATGGAGGCGTATTGAACGCCCCCAATTTCCGCAATAGATTCCAGACTGAAAGCTCCGCCCGCCGCAAGCTCTTTCCAGAGTGTACTCCTGTCTTGCATAGGCTATTACCTCTCTGTCATATTGAATTGCATCCCGTCATAGTATGTTTGGTTATTATGCTTGTTGTACCGCTGCACCCCGAAAGGACGGGTGGATGTGTAAAAGGTTTTTGTCTGCTGTGAATTTGTCTCCGGGTCCAGAATGGTAGCTGAATAATACTGCTGCCGTAAATCGCTGGCGAGCTGCATATGTACCGCCTCCGGGAGCCGGAGCATTTTGACCGTCCATTTCTGCTTATCTGTTATTTTTGTGCGGAACATTTCTCCGGTCTGAATATCACGCCCGCTGCCGTCCGCGTCAAGGTCATTGCTGGAGGGGGTCAATTCTTCAACGTATTCCGTGTAATTATGCCCATTGATCCGCAAAATCGGTTTTGCCATGCCGGCCACCTCCTTATCCTTTCAGCGGGGAACTGCTGAACATCTGCGTCCGGCGGTTGATCTCGTCAATCGTGTTTTGTACCGCATCCGCATAGTTTACGTTGACCTTCGCCCCGCCGTACTGCTGGATAGCCGCCACAAGCGCCGCTGTCTGCGCCGCAATCGTGCTGATAAAAGTCTGCGCCAATTCCTCATTAGATGCGTCAAGCATTTCCCTCAGCTCTGTAACAGACTGTTGATGCAACACCACCGTATACGGCATAACCGTACCCGTAGCGAACGCCGGGGCGGTAAAGCCTACCTTGCTGGACAGCGCCTCCAGCTTCTCCGCCAGTGTAGCTCCGTTTCCTTCCAGCCTCCCGAGCGTGAATGTGACCGGGATAGGGGAGGTAATTGTGGAGGCGAACAGGATAGCGGATATAACAGCATTCGTGCAATCCGCAAGTCGCTGAGAAAGGAACGAACACAGAGAGTTGATCGCCCCTTCCATAGCGGCCAGGACAGCGGAATAGATAGCCTCCGCAATTTGGGACTTGTTTAATACCTCAGTCCGGCCATTGACGTGGCCCACCACCTCCGGGCCGGCTTCACCCGCAACAAACATTGTGCCGTGGGCGCGCGGAGTGCCGTTTGCATATTTTTGTACACTGTTCCACCAGGACATCCGCCCGCTGTTCATGATGCGCCCACCGCTTGCAAAGTATTTTGCTCCACCGCCGGCGCCGATGATACCACCGTCAGCCAGGCCGAAAAAGCTCTTGATGGACGACCACCCGGACTTGAAAAGACTGACGCCAACGGATACAGTCTTTCCGACAAAATCGGCAATGGTATTCCAGCCTTTTTTTACAAGACTGACACCAACAGATACCACGGGAATCTGCCCGAGCCAATTTGTTATATTGGTCCACCCGGATTTTACCAGACTGACCGCAACAGACACAGCGCCGCCGATCCAGGCGGAGAGGGTATACCACCCTGATTTTGTAAGGCTGACAGCGGTTGATACCGCATCGCCGACAAATGCCTGAATAGTTGTCCAGCCGGATTTTACAAGTTTCACTGTTGCAGAAATTACCGGGATGCTGCCGATCCAACTTGTGAGTGTAGACCACCCGGACTTCGCCAGTGACACCGCCACGGACAAGGTATTTCCAATCCATTCTTTGAGCGTAGACCACCCTGACTTTGCCAGCGATACCGCAACAGACAGGGTATTGCCAATCCAGGAGGACAGTGTAGACCACCCTGACTTTGCCAGCGATACCGCCGCACTCAGTGCCGCCGCCCCATAAGACGTGATCCAGTTTGTGATTGTAGACCAGCCGGATTTTACCAACGATACCGCAACAGACAGGGTATTGCCGATCCAGGAGGACAGCGTACTCCATCCATTGCGCGTGAGGGTGATAGCGGTTGTGACTGCAGTACCTACAAATTCGGAGATGGTTTGCCAGCCCTGCTTGATGATGGACACCGCCACTGTAACCGCTGTGCCGACAAAATTTTCCATCGTCGTCCAGCCGTTTTTTGCGAGAGTGATAAAGGTTGTCACCGCATCGCCCACAAACCCGGCAATGGTAGACCATCCATTTTTGGCAAGCGTGATAGCGGTCGTGACTGCCGTGCCGACATAAGCGGCTATTGTAGTCCAGCCGTTTTTTGCCAATGTTATGACGGTTGTAACCGCAGTACCGATGTAGTCATGTATTGTCGTCCAACCCTGCTTTGCGAGTGTGATCCAGGTTGTTACCGTCTCACCGACATAGCTTGAAATGGTGGACCATCCATTTTTGGCAAGCGTGATAGCGGTCGTGACCGCTGTACCCACAAAATCAGAAATCGTAGTCCAGCCCTGCTTGATGATGGACACCGCCACCGTGACCGCATCGCCGACAAATCCCGTCAGTGTAGCCCATCCCTCTCGTATGAGGGAAATGGCAACTGTGACAGCCGTACCGATAAAGGTCGTAATTTTTTCCCATCCATTTTTCACCAAGGACACGGCAACCGTAACAGCACTGCCAACAAAGCCGGATATCCGTTCCCAACCCTGCTTTACCAGTGTGACGGCGACAGAGACGGAGCGCCCGACAAAATCAGATACATACGCCCAGCCCTCTTTTATGAGGGATACCGCCACCGTAACGGCATTTCCTACAAAGCTGGAAATTGCAGACCAGCCGCGCTTGATAAGGGACACACCGACAGAAACAACAGAACCGACAAAGCTCGTGATAGAGTTCCATCCCTGCTTTACCAGCGTGACAAATACGGTTGCGGTGCTGCCGATAAAATCAGAAAGCGCCGTCCAGCCGGATTTTACCAGCGTGACGAACGCCCGTACCTTGTCCCCGACAAAGCCCTTTAGATCCTCCCAGCCGTCCTTGATAAGTTGAACGCCAACTTTGACGGTAGCCCCGGCCTTCTTGAACGCCGCCATAATCGGGTTAAGCACATTTTCCTTGATCCACTTGCCGATATTCTTCATCAGGCTGAGGATTCCCAGGAGCAGCCCCTCGATTAAATAGCCGCCAAGCTCCATCATAACGGTAGACGGGGAGTGTATGCCAAAGGCTTTCTTAAAGCCCTCAACAAACGGGTCTACGATATGCTCTTTGATCCATGTACCGATATTTTTGATAGCGTCCCAGATACCCTCGAGTAGTCCTTCAATGGTAAATTGCCCGTCCTCAAAGGCTACCTCGTGCCACCAATCAATAACGCTGTTCCATGCGTCCTCGATCAGCCCCCAAATAAGAGCCGCAAGGCCGCCAATCGCCGCGCCGATTCCCTCAACAATCAGATCAACGATGCCCGCCCAGTCAACATTAGCAATCGCGTCCGCTATGCCCTTGCCAAGCTGATACCAGTCTATCTCCTCAATCAGAGTAACAAGAGACTGGAGCAGCCCTTTTACTGCGGCAGAGAACGTCTGCCCAATTTTCGCCCAGTCGATTGTTTCAATAGCGCCGTTGATGCCCTCTGCGAAAGACTCCGCCATCCCCTTCCAGTCAAAATCAGTCACAAAGCCGTGCAGGACGCTCAGGACGGCGTTAAATAGCGTCCCCAGGTGTACGCCCAGAGCTTTCCAATCCACGTTAGAGATGAAGCTCCTAAGCCCCGTAGAGAAGCTCCGGCCGATAGCCTCCCAGTCAATATCGCTGATTGTTTCCTGCATACGGCTGACAAAGGCATTGAAACCTGTTGCAAACTGGCGTCCTACCATTTCCCAGTCGATAGCAAGGATGGCGCTTGTAAGCACCTGGAGCTGTGCCGAAAAGTACCGGGCAAGGGTATCACCGAGGAGCGCCCAGTCAACATCCCGGATCAGTGCATTCAAAGCTGTACCAAGCGCATGGCCGAGGTTATTCCAGTTGATCTTGCTCAACAGCTCATTCGCTATGTGTAGCAGCGTGTTTATCCCCTCGGCAATCGTGCTACCGAGCAGGTCCCAGTTGATCTTGTCCACAAGCCCGTTGAACAGGGTGGCGAACTTATCAATAAACGAGGATATTGCACCGCCGAGGTGATCCCAGCTTATCCAGTCCTTGATTTTTTGCAATACCCCATTGATTTTATCCGCTATGATCTGCGCCAGACCGTCAAAATCCCCGGCGTTGAAAAGGTCCTTTATTTTTTCGATAAAGTCAGTGATCGCCGAATCAACCGGGACTTCCTCAAACATATCGCTCGGGTCAGTCTCAATGCCGGGGGTTTCCTCTTTCTTCTCGTCTTTTTTGGAATCATCCCGGAGGATTTCCAGCTCATCAAATCCGGCGAGTTGCTTAGACGCCTCCGCCGCCTCTTTCTCAGCTTCGGCCGCGTCCTTCGCCGCGTCCGCCGTACCTTTCAGGCTTTCCGCATAATCAACCTGTACATCCTTTGCCCGTAAGTATGTTTTCTGCCCCGTCAGCGCCGCAAGAAATTCCGCAATTTTGTTTATAACCTGTGTAAACAGGGTAATGAGCTTTACCAGGACGGGAGCGGCCACATTAACTACCGGGTCGAACGCCGCCGCAAAACTGTTTTTTAGCTTCGCAAGGGCGGACATTACAGACGAAATAGAGGTGTTTGTGCGGTCCGAATACTGCGCCAGGTTGCCAAATCCCTCTTTGATCGCCGCCCTCAGCTTGTTTACCAGGGCGTAAAGGGAACGGATGCCCAAACCGTATTTCAAAATCGTCATAAAGGACGATTTCATACCGCTGTTGGATTTTTTTGCGCTCCGGCCCAGCGTAAGGAACGCTTTAGCCGTATGGAGAACATACGAGCCGAGTTTTTTCATCCCGGACACAAATGCCGCTTTTGTTACCTGCGCTATGCGCATTGCAGCAGTTTTCGCCGCCGCCGCAATCCTGCGCAAACCAGACACAACAGCGTTTCCGGCCATTTTCAGCAGCGCACCCGCCGCCCTTACTGCACTTGTCGCCAGAAAGCCCAACAGACGGTCAAGCGCCTGTATTGGATGGGTGATAACCTGCCCAACCATAAGTGCGCCGTTCCGAATGGCGTTGAACGCGGAAGAAAACGCCCCCCGGATAATCCCGGAGAGCGTTACCATTTCATTCCACCGTTCAACGTGCGGGGGCTGGAAAGCGTCGTTTACCTCATCCTGCATCCCCGCAAGCCGTTCCTCCAGAGCGTCAAGGGCGGCACTCCACTCGGAAAACTGCGCGGTATCAGCACCCATCGTAATAGCGCCCTGATCCTCAAAAATCTGCCGTGTAGCAAGCAGATCATCCAGCTTCGCTTTAGCCTGGTCTATGTCGTACTCCAGAGACTTGTAGGCGCGGGAATTTTGTTTAACGCCCGTGGCGTTCATTTTGTCCTGCCGGTCAAGGAGTCGCTGCAAAGCGTTGTCCGCTTTCTCTATCTCCTTTTGCACCCATTTGTAATCATCCGACTCAAACCGGGTGTTGCCGAACGCCTCGAGGCGCTGCCTCAGCCCATCAATAGTGGACTGAGCCTTTTCCGCCTGAGCATCGAATTTATCAAGGGCTTTTGCGTCCCCGTCAATCGCCGCGTCCGCAACCTTGCCCATCGCATCCATCGACTCGCTCAGTTTGGAAATATCCTTTTCCAGGCTGGTAACGGACTGCTTAGGCCCGGCCATATCAAAAGAGGGGGCGACAGACTGCGCGTCCATCTCCCCCAGCTTCGCTTGCAGGTCAGCCGCAAGTCCCTCCAGCTCCTGTATTCTGCCCTCCAGCTCTAAAATGCGCTGTGAGGCGTCTGCGGCCGCCGTAGATGCGTCGGACAGGGAGGATGGGTCAATTACCCTTTCCCCGCCTACCGCCTCTAATTTAGCCTCTAAATCGGCCACAGTAGCATTGAGGTCCTGCACCTTTGCCTCTAACTGCTGTATAGTCCGCTCGAGCTGTTCTACTTCTGTATTTGAACCTGCCGCCGCCTTTCCATAGCCCGAAAATGTGGCCTGTAAGGTCTTGCCGAGTTGGTTGACCTCTTTTGTCAGGGAGTTTATAGCATCAAGCAGCTCCTTGGAGCCTTTATCAAAGCCCTTTGTGTCAAGCCCGGTATCAATGATAATCGAACCGTCGCTGCCGTTCTTCCCTGCCATATAACCACCTCCTGCGTATAGATTTATCCGAGCAGAGCGTTGAGCCGGTCCCTCTCCGCTTGCTCCTCAGCGGTCAGCTTCGTTTGCAGCTTGCAGATTTTAGCGTTGGTCTGCCAAAATTCCCGCTCCCACTTTTCCAGCTTCTTCCCCTTGGCCTTTTTCTGCCGGAGGCTGAGGATCGTTGCATAGGTGCTGTCTTTGATTTCCATAAAAAATCCCGCGAACGTCCACCAATGCAGATAGTCCGCGGATCGGGTTTCAAATCCGGCAACCTTATTGACGGCGGGGAACAGAATAGCCGCATCCTGTTCCCAGTCCATTGTACGGGGGCTTTTTCCATCCCCCTCCATGCCGTTGTCGATAAAACGAACCGCCGCCCTGTAAGCGTCCTCATATGCTTCGCGAGGGATGGAGTCAAAATCCACGTAGAGGATATAGAGGCAAACAAATTGTTTTTCGTTTTCCTCCAATTCCGGGTCCTCAAATGCGGTAAGGATATTCAGAATATCCCGGAAGTCTGTGCGGATGTCATACTCCACTCCCGCCACATCCAGCCGTGTAGGGAGCGCAAAAGCCGTCATCGCCGGCCGCTCTTTTGACCGGGTTTGTAGCCATTCGTGTATTTGTCCATGCGCTTACTGATCTTTTTCGTCTCCGTCTCAAACTGAGCGGAGATATACCGCCCGACCGCTTCAATCGCAGTCTCGCAGTAGAAAGCGCCGTTGACGGGGGAGAACGGATGCATTTTCCCGAAAAATGCCTCCGACATATTCCCGCCAAACATATAATCGCACATATTGAAAAGGCGCTTTTCCGCCTCTCTCAGCGCGTCAATCTCCTCCTGCGTCGCACCGTCCTCCGCCGTACCGTCAGCGGAGATCCCGATCTTTTCCAGGGGAGCCGTGATTTCCTCGAACTTACCCACCATCTCATTGTAGCGGCTCACGATGCCCATATCGGTAGGCCGGAAATAGAACACACCGACTTCCTCACCGTGCTTGTTCTTAACGGGTACACGCTGGCTGCCGTCATCAACGACGATCTCCATCACGCCAGCCTGGGTCTGTGTAGCATTCATCTCAGTCAAATTTTCTGCGCTCATTGTTTTGCCTCCTTAAAATTCAGGGGCAGGACGGAAAGCCCACCCTGCCCCCTGTTTTATTCACCTGTTCTGTTTACGCCGATTCGACCGTAGAGGCCGGGGTAAACGTTTTGGTTGCGGGATTGTAGGTCCCTTTGACCTTTTCGCCCACATAGTTGACCTGGAAAGGAATCTGGTAGCCGGACGTGTCACCGCCGTAGCTGGTAGGCACGACATAGCAGTCCTGCTTGTAGGCGACATAGCCGCTATCGGCGCTGCCGTCCCACAGATGCACCTCCAGCGCGGAGGTCTTGCAGGTGTCATCGTTGGCCTGAGTGTCAACGATGTTCTGGAGCTTTGTAAAGAGGGCGTCGCCCACGCGGGCGTAGAAAGGATCGGAATCAGCGGACGGCTCATAGCCGTTGTGGTTGAACGTGGTATTGCCGAGGATGTTCTTCTTCACCTCGGTATCCGGGTTCATGTCAACGTTGTACTCCTCCAAATCCTCACCGAGGCGATACCAATCGGTGGTGGTGCCGCCGAAAGAGGCATCCAGAAAATGGGCCATGTACTTACGGGCAATCTTGCCAGTGATAGCGTCTGCCATAGCATTAAATCCTCCTGTAATTTATTTTTAGCTGAATCTGGTATTTTGCCGAGTCTGTGCTTACCTGCACCGGGGCGCCCGTCAGAATGGGCAGGAGCGACTTGATACGCCCTCCGCTCCATGCGGGAAAATCCCTCGCCGTGTTCTGCTGCAATATCCAGTCCGCTATGGCCTGCATAAAGCCCAGGTTTGCGAGGTTCTGCTGTGTGTCTGAGCCGTAGGGCAGCTCCGCAGCAAAGATAAAGTTTTGGGTTTGGTCGTCGTCCAATACTTCCTCCCCCAAAATGTTTTCATGGTATTTCAAGGCGGACGGCACGGAATAGATGGCGTACTCACTGGATTTTCCCGCCACGTAATCAGCGCCAAAGCGCACACCCGACACCAGAATGGGGCAGGTACGAAACCACGTCCTGAGCTGTTCCGCATTATTTACCTCCGACAACCGCTTTCGCCTCCCTCACAATGTCATCCAGGTGATCCGCTTTCATACGCTCAAACCAAAAAGCGCCCGCCAGCGGATTTACGTCTGTACTGTATTCCAGCGCCCGGCCCGTAGGATGCTTTTTCTTGTTCGGGGGAGAGAAAAATCCCGTAGGCTCCCCGCTGTCGTCGTCGAAAATCGGGATATTCGGCCCGTACACTTCCCCGTAATACAGGTAGTGCGCGGCGGGCCCGGGATAAACCACCCTCCCGCTCCCGATCTGTGTAGCGGTGTACGCGCTCTTTGCCGTGTTCCCGGTTTCCCACGGGCAATACTGCAGGTTCCAGTCGATGACCGCCTTGTCTATGGTCTGCTGGACAAGCCCGCCGCTTTGCAGGTTGAGGCGCTCCAACGCCGCCGCCTGGTCAAACGATAGGCCCACTCTTGCGGTAAGGATCATTTTCCCACCACCTTCCAATGCCGAGCGAACTGCCCCCGGCGGTTATCCGTCACGCCCAATACCGTAACGACATCGCCACAGATGCGCTTTAGGTCAGCCGGCCGTAAGCCGGGTTCTGTCACAGCGCCTTTGACGATGGTGTCCCCGCTTTTCAAAGTGAAAGTTGTTTTAGGATCACCTCCTGCGTATGCCGCGGGGTCAACATACGTTTTGCCGCTGCAATCCGCGTCCTCCGGGATACGGATTGTAAATTTGTTCGCCGCTTTCAGCCCGGACGCATCCACGGCTGAGGCTATTTCACAATGCCAGGATACTCCGGCGATAACGGTAGGGAAATATGCGTTCATACCGCTATCCTCATCCAGCCTTGCGTTAAAAACGGTTATCGTCTCGTTGCACAGCCTCACACGTTCACCCCCCTATACAGGAGGGGGACGCCGTTTTTGTCAAGCTCTCCAAACAGGTATTGCTTTACCAGCCTGTCCATTTGGGCGTCCGCCGCAACGCCCCCCGGCACATTGCCGTAATGCTCAGAATAGCCGTCCGTGGAAAAGGACGTTACTACCGGGCTTTCTACCTGAGCCACCGCACCTACTTTGCTTTCCATGCCGATCAACGCCACCATGCAAACCTTCACAGCCTCGGGGACGCCCACATCTTCCACCATAGGAGCTACCCGGCAATCGGTCAGGCGGTCAATGCGCTTTCGGCATTTCAGCTCCAGCACAGTAAAAGCCTCGGCGGGAAGTATCCCGCCATAGGCTTTGTACTCGTTATAGGTCAGGTACGCCATTAGACGCTTATGACCTTTTCCCCGCTGAAGGACGGCGCTTTGCTCCTGAGCGCCGCCATAACGCCCCCAACGGCTTCACAGATCACATCGGCGAATACCATACAATACGCCTGCGCCACAAGCTCCGGCGTTGTCAGCACGTTTTTATCCACCGCCGCCGCGGGAATCCGGGCAATGTCAACCTTGTATGCGGCGGTAAAGTCCGCATTAACGGCGATCTCCTTGTTCGACAGTGTAGGCAGCGTGACCGTGACAGCGCCCTCCGTGTCCTTGGTGATCTCCGGGACCGTCCCGTTGATCTTGACGTTGCGGGAAAACGTGAGGTTGCGGTAGGCAATTTTGGTGGGGAAATCCGCCAAAAGCTCCTTTTCCTCGTCCTCGCTGAGCTGCTCCGTGCCAAAGGAATCCACTGTGACAGCGGTAGAAAAAACATTGTTCTCGATGTCGTTTTTGACTTTGAGGTACATTCGGCTCCCTCCTTTCCTGTTATTCGAGCTGATTACGAATCTGGGCCAGCGCCCGGATCAGGGCGTTCAGCTTGTCGAGGTCCATCTTGCCGGAAATTTCGGTGTTATCCGTAATGGTATCCGCCATGCTGATACAGAGCTGATTGCGCTCCGCGTCACAGGTCAATTTGAGCGTGGTATCCTTGACAAGCTCCAGCTCAATTTCCTTGATGACAGGGGTAGAGCTGTACTTGCTGTATACCACTTTGACTTGATTATTTTCCATTGCTACCCCCTCCGCTTTCACCAACGGCCCACCGTTACTCCTTCGTGACGATAACCGTATAGTCCGTATGCCCGCCGCCGTCAACAGCAGCGGAAACGGTCAGCGTGTTTTCGCCCTCGCTCCACGCAACAGACGCACCATTAGGAACAGCCTCACCGTTGATGGATACCAGAATTACCGCCGTATCATCTGCGGCCACAGCACGGACCTTGTTCGTGTTGTTGGCCGTCCTCGCCGTGTAACGGGTAACGCCGGGGCTAAACTCCGGAGTCAGGGGGAGATTTCCAATGGCAAGCCCTGACAGGACGGGGCCCTCCAGCACCAAAGGGCTGCCGCTGTCGGGTTCCTCTGAGGCGCCGCCGTTATCGGGCGTCTCAGGCTCCGGCGTAATCTCCGGGTCAACGATTTCAGCGATATAGCTCCCGCCGAGCTTTTCCCGGATTTCAGAAAACCGCGCCCGGTCAAGGGTCAGGACTTCACCGGGGGCGTACACCGCCCCCGTGAATTTGTCCCGAAACATTTTAAGCACTGCTGCTTTCATACTGCCTCCTATCTCGCTTACGCGGTGGGGGTATTGCCGCCGGAATCACCAGCACCGCCGCCGCCAGAACTACCGGAGCCACTGGTGCCGCTGGTGATATTGAACTGGAGGGCGTCCTGCTTCTTGTTGAGGATAAACACGTCCTCAAAGCTCTCCTCATAGTAAATGTACTTGCCCTCGGTCACAGCGGAGGGGGGATCAAGCTGAGAGAACTGATAGGACACGGGAGTAATGACGGCGCTCGGGTGGACCAGGAACATATTGATCTGCTTGGCATCGGACGCCACCGCCCAGCCGGAGGTGAAGGTGTACGCAGTTTTCATCAGTGTAGCAGGTACGCCGATGATCTGGACTTCCTCAATCCGGGATACGGAGCGGCTGATCCGGTTGCCGCCCCGCTGCACGTCAAAATTGCGGGTGATGCCGGCTGCCTCTTTAAGGAGGGTCTGCACCTCGAACGTGCAATACAGGATGCGCCCATTCGCCGGGACACGGGCATTGTCCATGTTCAGCATGAGCTTGTCGAACACGGAGAGGACGTTTGCAGCGGTCAACGCCGTAGTATCTGCGGTCTTGGCCGTCTTGCTGGAGTCCTTGGCGTCGGTGCTGGTCCACAGCTTGTAAAGGGTGGAAATCAGGTAGGCGTCCATCTCGGGGAACTTCTGCTCCTCGTTGAACACCTGTGTAATGTTCTGGATGCTGGCGACCTCATTCGTCTGGTCAATGTCCTTCGGGTGGACGAGGGTGGACCACTTGCGCTGATTGGCAAGGGTCTTAGGCTCCCAGGCGTTGTCATAGTTACGGGTGGCCGTGGCGATGGTGTCTCGGTCAGCGGCGACGCGCCCGGTGGTGGAAATGCTGGGGATATAAATGGTTTTACCATCCTCCCCCATACGGTAGCGTCCGTTGTTCTCCGTGGCGTAGAGCGCACCGTAATTCAGCGCATAGGGGTACGCCTGGGCAAGTGCCTGAGCGTACTGCGCGGCGTAGTTGATACCAGCCATAGAAATTTACTCCTTCCGTTTTATCAGATTGGCCCGTAAAGATTTACTCCTGCGGCATGGGCCTTACGCCGTTGAAGTGGAAGTTGAAGCCCTTGCCGTCCGGTGTAGGCTTCGGCCCGGATGGCGGCAAAACAATGTCCGGCTTTTTGTCAGCGGGAGGCTCCTGCGGCTCCGGGTCCTCAGCCTGGAACGCGCCGGGGTCCGCCGCTTTGTACTTCGAGACATAATCCTCAAACCCCAAAAGGGTGTCGCCGTCCACCTGGAATTTCTTCCCGATGGCATCCCGGACAAACTCTTTCTTTGCGGCGGTGGAAGAAAAGCGGATGCCATTGGCGCGCTCCCGCACCATGAACTCATAGGCCTGCTGCGCGTTCTTTTCCTGCCACTGTTGCCGCTCTGTGTCATACTTGGTCTGGAGGCCGGACAAAGCGGCCTGCGCCTCTGTGAGCTTTCCCGCGTCCATCTGTGCGGCGGTCAGCTTCTCGTTCAGGGCGGACAGGTCCGTATCCCGCTGCGTGACCTGCCCCTGCAAGTCGCTGATCTGGCCCTGGAGGGTGGTACGCTCCGCATCGAACTTCCCTTTTTCACTGTTGCGGGCACTCTCGATGTCCGCACCGTTCTCCGCCATGATCTTGTCGATGGTGTCCTTTTCAAGCCCCAGGCCCTCTAAAAACTGTCTTTTCATTGCAAATACCGCCTTTCTACGATTTTTACGCCTTTTCTGGCCGATTGATGGTATTTCGGGGCAGTTTTACGCCTTGCCCCCGGCAATATAAAAAGCCCTTATTTCTAAGAGCCTCTTACCGATCATACAGCCCCGCCCTGTCGTTTGTGATGAAAATACGGATCATGTCAAGGGACAAATCAAGGTCAGCGGGGCGCCCGTCTCCGTCCATTGCCCCCGTACCGCCCCCGCCGATAATGCCGCCGTCCACCATCTTCCTGATCGTGTCCTGAGCATATCCGGGCATATCGGAAATTTTGTTGTAGCGCACCGCCGTGCCGCCGTTCCCGGTCTGCCCGCCGACCGGCTCCACTTTGACGGCAAGGATGCTGCTAAGGATAGCGAGGATTTTTCCGCCGTACCCGGCACCCGCGGCCCAGCCTTTCCCGGCCGGGTTTTCTTTCTGCCCGAGCCACTCCGCATAGGGCGCTGATCCCCGGGCAACATACTTGAAGCGGGAATCAACGCAGGGATTTTTGAGCGCCTCGGAATTGGCGTAGGCTTTCAAGTGCTGAATCTGCGCCCGGATACCCATTTGCGGGGTATCAAAAGAGTTGCCTTTTACCCCATTGGCGGTTACACCCATGCCGGAGAAATTATTTTGATCCAGCGTAACGGCGGAGCCTTTGAACGCAAAATTGCCCGTTTCAAGGCAGGACTGCGCAAAAGCAATGTCACCGCGGATACCCTCCGCCGCTCCCTCAGACAGGTACAGCGGGATCATGTCAAAAACGGACTGCGCCGCACCGGGGTTTTTGGCTTTCAGATACGCCGCCATCTGCTCCGCTGTGGCCTGCGCCGTCCCGTCAATCGCTGTGTAGCTATCCGCTCCGGCTGTCTGACTGCCCAAAGCTGTCAGATACCCGGCGACTACCTGTTTGAACGCCATCCAGTTTTTCAGTGCCGTTGCACGATTGGAACTTGCGAAAATATATACCGGACACCACTTTTGACCGTAGATAGGATTGCAGCACTGCTCGTCCCGTTCCGCAAAATTTTTGCCCGCACTCTTGTTTACCCAGTAGGTGTGCGTTACCAGCTCGTGAATCGTCAAGCCGTGTTTCCACAAAAGCCATGCAGCGATACGGGCGGCATTGTCGTAGGCCTTTGCATCTGCCTCGGCGCTCTCATTCATGATAACCTCAACAGAAAGGCTTGTCATGTTGCCGCCGCCGGGGGTTGAACCGTCCCCGCTATGCCAGCTTACCTCCGCGGAACCGTCAGGGTCATTCGAGCAGAGGCCTGTTCCGGCTTTCAGATTTTGCCAGGCCGCCACATTGTCAACGTAAAAATGCACCCTTACGCTGCCCATGTTCTCGTTATAGGTGGCGCGGGTATACTGTTCTCCGTCGTCATTCACGTTATCGAGATCGCCGGTATTGTGGATGGTGACAAACTGCACCTTACCGCTGCCGCCGCTCAATTTCTGCTGCTTCTTATACAGGGAACCCGCCGAAAAACCAGCGTTCACGGCTTTTGCACTGTCTTTCCACCGGGTTCCATCCGGGATGATTTTTTCGTTGATTGTCACACCGTTCATGGTATAAACGGTGTTCGGTGTCAATTTAGCCATTGTTTACCTCCTGTTTTATAGTGCATCTGCGTCTTGCCACGCTTTGAAGATTTTGGGACCCGTGCGGGCGATCCAGTCTACCATTTCCTCATTTCTCGCCCAGGCACTTGTTTCACCGGAGCTTTCTGCCAAACCGCTTTCATCAAGGAACGCATGGACAATCTCATGCCGTTTTACCTTGCGCACATAAACGTCCATATTCCCGAGGTTTCCCTCCATCTCCCGCTCTACAACAATGCGTTTCGTTGTCCAATCACAGTAACCGTCACAATCTGTAAGCAACGGATCATCTTTTGCCGAGCGTTCCAGAACGCTCCATTCGGTTCCCAAAATGCTGATAATCACGGTTTGCCTCCTGATTTCAATTTTACTGCCCGGAATCCCTCTACCATCATGCGCTGTCTGCGAGGGGTAATCCCAGACAGGTTTGCAACGTCTGTATATTTTCGGGAAAGGGCGTTGATCCGCCGCTGACACTGCTGCCGGAGGGTATCATCCCCCGCTTTCTGAGCGGCAACGGCGGCGTCCTTTTCCCTGCGGATTTCCGTTTCAATCTGTCGCATAAGCTGAGACGCGGCATAGGTCGTATAGTGCTTGCCGCCTATGTCACAGCCCTTTTGGTTATCAGCCGCCCACTGTGCAAGCTGCTGATCCGTATAGCGGCGCACGGAGTATTGAGTGGAAAAGCTCATTGCAATGTGCATACAATTCCATTCGCTGATAGGACGCTTGAAGCCCTCATAAAGCCTCCCGTCAACGTCCCGGAACGGCTGCCCGGTCTGCATTTTCTCAAATTCGGCTTTCAGAAAAACACGCCCCTGGACCGGTTCATGGTCCGGGGCGCTGCGCGCGTGAGCTGAAATTTCAAAGGCGTCAAAGCCCAACGCCTCACCCATCATATCGGAGCAGTTTTGCGCTATCTGATTTGCCCCGTCAATGATATTCTGCCGCGCCGCTGTATCCAGCCGCCGATGATAACCGCTCTCGTACTGTACCTGCATCCCGTTATAGCCGAGATCATGGATGACCTGCCGTGTAGCTGACCTGTAATCCGTCATCCCCGAGCTGACCGCCAGCACCGCTTTGTCTATCGCCTCCCGGTATGTACCGGAAACGGCGGTCGTATTGGACAGGTTGGTAAGCTGCCGCGCCGTTTGGACGCTGACCGCTTGCGTATACTGCGTAATCCTTGCCCGGTCCGCTGCGGTAATGCTGGTATGCTGTAGGGCCTGCTGGAAACGGGGGTCGGTAAAAGTATCGTCAAGGGCTTTCTGGAACACCTGCATAACGTCTTTGATGCTGGTATTGGTGGCAATCTGGAGCCGCTGCGTTATGTCTGCGATATTGGCACCCATTTCCGTCATAATGATAATGCGGTTGATGCTGGATGCGTTCAGCTCCCCGATAGCCTTGATCTGCTCCGCAACCTTCGCGATAAAAAACGTGTTTACCTCGTCAAACCGCGCCATGATGCGGTCAATAGCCCGGTTCATATTCTTTTCGTCAAGCATATCCGGGCCTCCCTGCGGTTAAATTGTGGGCGTTTTGTCCGGGGCGTTGAGGGCGGGGAGCATTGCCTCCATCTGCTCCTGCTGTTCTTTCTGAATGGTTTCAATGGCCGCTTTCGCCTGGGCCTCGGTTTCCCCGAAATACCACTGTCGGAACTCCTGTTTGCCGATTATGCCGGCCTGCATGAGGGCAAGCCGTTCATTCATCTGCTGCTCAGTGTCCGTGACAACGGAATCGTCCCATTCAAAAGAGACTTCATAATCGCCCTCCGGGGCCATTTCATAGAGCGTGGCAAACTTGTCCATCGCCCTGACGACATCCCGCAAGCAGCTTTCCAGCGCCTTTTGATTGTCGGATATGGTAGCAAATGACCGCTGCCGGACAATTCTCAGCTCAGTAGCCGTCCGGGCCTCCACGTTGGAATCTGAAATACTGCCGCGAGATAAGCCGCACTGATCCTCAATGCGGATCAGGAGCTGATTGAGCCCGTTAATGTAATTCGCATCCCGGATAGCCGGGGAGAACACATTGTAAAGGTCCCGTTCGCCCTTGTCCGCATCCACCGCCCGGAAAAGCCGCTGATTGAGCTTAGGCATCTCTACCTTGCCGCCCTCGCCTCTTTTGGGACGGAGGACGGTAGGATCAACGTCTATCGCCAGCTCTGAGCCTTCATATTCCCACAAGAGCCGTGAATACTGTATATCCGCCTCCCGGATGGTATCAACCGCTTTTGCGTACACGCTCGCCCCCATAGGGCTGTCCACGTCTACATTGTTGGCAGAGGCCACCCTGTACCACCCAAAGAGCTGCCCCTTTGCGTCCGTCACAGTAGCCTCCGGCGCAAGGGACGCCCATTGTTTTACCTCAGACAGGGGAATCTCCGTGCCAATGGAATCCCGGATGGTGGACTTGAAAGCCCGATGCCGGATTTTGACATTGTTCCCCTCAACAGTGTGCCGCTCCAGCCGGGTATAGATGTATTTCCCCTCGGTGTAGGTATCCCGGAAAATTACATCCATCAATTCCCCGTCATTCCCGAACGCCAGCGGGTACAGCCCCCACGCCATTGTCCAGTCAAAGTAAAAATGCCCGTCCTTCGGGAACGGGCGGACCGTCATGCCCCCGGCTGCGCATCCCTGTTCCAGCTTTTGCCGGAGAACGTAAAAGAGCTTTTCAAACTCATCTTTGAGGAATTGGGCCCGGGGGTTCATAATGTCCTCCCCATCCTTGCCCTGCGTCTTGCCGTCCTTGCTCTTGCCCGTGATATTCCACTTGACCTCCAGCACGATTTGACGGGCAATCTCAGAGCTGATAAAGGCGGGCAGGTTCAGAGACTTCACCGATGCCTCCCCGCCCAGCCACGGGGCGCGGTTCAGATAAAGCATATACCACGCATCAAGAGCGTTTATCATTTCCGGGGATAGGGGGGAATCTATATGCTCTACCTGTTCTATGTTCCTGTATGGGATCATCTTGTGAATCACCTGCCTTATGAACGAGATTATTTTCGTAAACATCCCTCAGCCTCCCGCCTGTTACAAAAACCACCATGTTACACTTTTTTCTTATATATACCTGAGATAGGCAAATAGAGGATTTAGGGAGGACAATATACCCTCTGTCCTCCCTATTCTCTCTATTTCAATACTCTATAGAAAAAAGATGTAACATTGTATACAAGATAGAGAAAAGCCCGATGTGGCGCGGGTTTGCGGCGTTACAAACCGAGTAACAATCCCGTTACAAGCCCCGGTTTGTAACAGAAAATCAGCCGGTTAAAATCTTTTCTCTTTAGTGAAAATCTTTTCTCTTTCTCGAGCGCGGAGCGGGAAACCGGGGCGGTTTGTAACATGGAAAAGGCGGGCATCTTTTCGATGTCCGCCCGTTTGCTCGAATGTAAATACGTCTATTGCCCGCCATTGATAAGGGTTGCCGTTGCAAGCCGCTCCGCTGTCTCAGTCGGTGCGCACACGCGCACTTCCACTGGGGAGCCTGAGCGTGTCGCAAACACCATTTCGCACTGCAGGCCAGCGCCGTCCTTTACCCCCGTGATCGTGTTCTGCGCCTTTTCACTCTCATCGTTCAAGCTGATGTAATCCAGCTCTACGCCGTCCTGGTATGCCCGGATGTTGAAAGACTCCAGCAGGTACAGAGGATCAGCGCCGTTGTTCTGGTATGCGAAAGCCACGCTGACCGCCGGGGCGCCATCGTAGTTGGACAGGAACCTCCCGCCCGTGATTTCCGCCGTACAGCCGCCATACTCTGCGAGGGCGTCGCTTGGGTCTGTGTCCCCGCCGGTCCCCGTGCTGTCATTCAGGCCGCCGGACAGAGCGCCGATAACCATAATCAGCAGGAGCAGCCCAAACAAGGCCCCTGCTATGGTGAAAATCACCTTTACAGGGCTTTTCTTTTTGTTCTTCATACCGCATTTCCCTCCAAAAAAGCGTGTTTGAGTGAAAATATTTTATCACAGGGGGGGGGGATTGTCAATAATTTTTCACTGACTTTTTGGAGATTTTTTATTGCCCCTTACGTTTCCAGACACGCTCCATCCCATAGCGTACCGAGTCTATGCTGTGGTTGTCCTTGTCCGGGTAGCCGCTGACTATTTCGCCGTCGTCCGTCCGCTCATATTCATAGTTAGAGAACTCACGCGCCGTATGAGGGCAGCGGACGGGATCAATCACGATGGATTTAAGCGATTGGAGCCACTTGATGCCGTAGCGTACACTGTCCGGGCCTTTGACCGCCGGCCGGCACAGTGCGCCATAGTCCCGGTAGTCACCCACGGACTTAGGCTCGGCGCTGTCCGCCGTGATAAGGTCCTGACTGGTAACGCCTTTGAGCATTACGAGGGCGTTCCAGGTGACGGAGTTGCTTTCCTTGTTCGCCCGGTATTCGTCGTAAATGTAGAGCGTCCTCCGGGCGCTGTCAAAGTGCATTTTGCTCCAATGGTACGGGTCGGGGAACCATCCCCAGTCTATCCCCATATAGATATTGTCGAACCGGCCCTTTTCGGCGTCCGGGATTTCCCGGATGTCCAGATTGTCAAAGACCTCCCCGCCAGTACCCACCGGGATGCCGAGATACTCGTGCGTGTAGGCCCGGAGGTTCGTCTCCCTCAGCGCCTCCGCATCGTCAAAGAACTGTTCCCCGAGCCAATCCGGGGGGACTTCCGTATAGCAGGACTTATGCCGGAGCGCCGCCCGCCTGGGCGTCTGCACATACTCATTGGCCCAGTTTGTGCGGCTGATCGGCGGGTTAAAGCTCTTGAAAACTACAAACTTGGAGCCGCCGCGCATTACGGACTGCTGGACGGAGCGGATTTCCTCCTCCCCGGCAAACTCATCCAATTCCTCAAACCAAAGGTATTTCAGGTAGCCCCGGGCTACTTTGACTGACTTTAGCTTTTTGGCCTTGTCCAGGCCGCGGAAAAGGATAACCTGCCCCGTGGGGCGGTAGGTGAGCTTGTAGGGGCTTGTGGTGGCTTTCCAGAGGTCATTTACCCCGAGGGCGTCGATCCCCCACAGCACCTGTTCAAATACAGACGTGCCTATTGTGGAGGCCACCTTGCGGAACACGATAGCATTTGCAAGCGGGTCCTGCATGATTCCGAGCGGGATTTCCACGCCGATAAAAGACGACTTTGTAGAGCCGCGCCCGCCGTACAGGTCATAGTATGTGTGCTTGCCGTCCTGTATGTCCCAATGCACCTGATAGAAAGACGGGGCTATGATGGAGGACAGCTTCGCCCCGGAGGGGGCGTTAGCCATCTACTGCACCGTCCCCGGCATCCTGCGTATCAGAGCTTTCCCCGCTTACCTGCGGCGGGTCTTGGACGCGCGGAATGTCAAAAATGATGTTTACCGCCGGGGCTTTGCCCTCCTCCTGAGCCGCCTTGTCCGCATTCCAGCCCTTGAAATTGTTTTGCAGGTTGAACCGCGCTCCATTTGCGCCGTCCTTATCGAAGAGCCGCATCTCAGCGTAATTCTCAATCCTGAGCTTGGCCCGCTCCACAACTTCACGGAACGCCGGTTTCGCCTGATAGTCCAGCAGCGCCAGCCTGTTTGTAAAACCGAGCGCCAGCGCCAGCCCGGTAACGGTCAGGGGCTTTGCGTCAAGGATGATGGGGTATCCGAATTTATCACGAACTGCAACGCCGTCATCATCCAAAAGGGGATGCCCCTTACACTCCTCAAAGTATGCGTCAATCCGTTTCTGCATTTCCTCCGGGGTCTTGTACTTGGGCTTTCGTCCCATGCAGAGACACCCCCTTTCAGATAATAAAATAACCCGCCGCACCCGGCGGGGGCGTGTAGCTATCCTCACCCCGCCCCTTCCGCGCTCCGTCTGTCGGTTCAATCCATTACCGGAGTGGGACAGGGGCGGGGGGAGTTTTCTACTTGCCCTTCTTTTTGGCCGCAGGGGGCTTTTTCTGCCCCGCTGACGGGCTTTTGCCGCCGCCCCTGGGTTTCTGTACCATGTTGGCGTTGGCCCTGCCTAAAGCCTCTGTAAAGGCTTTGGCGGCGTTAGGGTTGTCAAAGTGCGGTTCCTTGTATGCCATAGCTGATTGCCTCCTTTACGAATTGCTCTGTTTGTATATAAGCGCGCTGCGGTCGATTACATTGTGATAGCCGGAGCTGCTGTCCTTAATCACATTGTAGCCCATCGCAAGAGCGTATACACTCATATTGTTGTTATGAAAGCTCGTGTTGTACGCGCCCGCCGCTCTTGCAAACTGCGGATGCGTCCGTGCGAACTGAGCCGCTTGCGTTCTGAGTTGTGTATCCGTGATAACGCGCGCCGTGGCGGGGTTCAAGATCGCCGTAGCCGTTGTGCCGCCGTAGCCCGTCCGCCGCCCTCCGGTCATATCAAAGTATGTCCCGGCGCCGTATGCCTGGCCGCCCACTTTGCCCCCTATGTAGTTTAACCTGCTGTACTTCATCATGTCGATCACGTCACTTGCGGACAGCGTAACCTTAGAGCCGTCATTGTTGGTATACGTGATCGGGTTGACGGAGCGGCTTAAAAGCTGAGAGCGTGGGATGCCGTTGTCTGCCATGAACTGCGCAAAAGCGGCATCATCCAGCACTTGCGGCCGGTCATTTATGCCGGCTGCGAACACAAACCGCTGTGTCTGGTCGTCTACATCGCTGAGGAAGTTAGGCATACTTACGGTTTTCGCCGCCGTTGCAAGCTGGGCAAGCTGGGCATCTGTCATCTGAGACAAAGCAGTAACAGCCGCGGGCGTGACCGGAACATTCTGGTCTGTCGGCGGCTGTTGGCTGACCTGCTGGGCTTGCAGGGGTTGCTTAGGCTGGAGCGGCGGGGTCTGTAACGGCGTCGGGGGAGCTTGTTTGGCGATCCTGCTGTTGCTGCCTCTGCCTCCCATCGTCATACCGCCTCCCCTTACTTTTTCTTTCCGGGCTTTTTGGCCGTGGTTTTCTTTTGCGCGCCGTTGTCAATCAGTCTGACGCCGGAGCCGCCGTAGTCATCGAAAAAGCCGGGGAGCCTGGGGCTGCCGTCCGGGTGTCTGGCCTGGCCGCTTTTCGACGCGCCGCCGTTCTTTTTGCCTGTGCCGTTCATCTTTCCTGCCATTGTGAAAAACCTCCTTATCCGACTGTCACATCGATTTCGATCTGGTTGTAATAGCTGGCCCCGGAGCGTCCCTGCTTTCCTGTAAACCGGGCGCCCGTAATGGTAAACTTCTGACCGGGGGCCAGCACCACCTCCCCGAGTTGCCCACCTGGGCCGTTCCCCGGCATCAGCGCCTGTGTAGCTGCCGGAGCCTTGATATTGATCTTTACCGCCTTATCCGTAAAGTGGTTCCCAGGAGGAGCGTTCTTGAAATTGTTGTAGGACGTGCTGACGAAAGCCGGGTCCGTATAAGATTTGCCCACAAGCGCCTTTTGGATTTGCGCAATGGACATATTGGAGAAATTGGGCAGGCCCAAACTCTGCATAAAATCTACCCGGTCGTACCGGGTCAGGTTCACGTTATAGCCGAGATTGTGCATACCGTCTATAAGCGAATCCTTCATAAACTGCTGGTTCGCCGTCAGCGGTAAGCCCTGCCTCATAGCATGGTTTAGCTGCTGAGAAGGGGAGTACAAGCTCCCCGCCGTTGCCTGGTCGTGCAGGTAATCCACGATAGCCATACGGGTATCAATTCCGAAGCTCTGATCCTGGAAATACCGCCGCCCATTGTACAGATCATGAAACGGGGATGCGTCCGTATCGCTGAATTTTGCGTTATTCGCGTTCTGCGCCGCCTGTGCGGTAGCCAATACGGTAGGTTGCGTATCATCATCCGGCTGCAGCTGCATTTGCGGCATTGGAATTGGTATCGGCGTACCCTGGGGGGCCTGCTTTGCAATCCTGCTGTTGCTTCCTCTCCCACCCATTATAGCGTCCCTCCCATCGTTAGTCAATTATTTTCGTCTGCTCGGATTTTTCAGCCAATTTTGTGTAGCTCCCCCGATCCCCGGCTTTTTTCCGCCTCGCGTCCCGGCCTCAGCCGGAGCGGGGGTATGGGGGGGCGGCTATTCCTGATCCGCGCCCCGCCGCCATTTGCTGTGAAACGCCCGTACCTCAACAATCCCGATGCCGCACTCGAGGCAAACATCCGGGACATTGCCGTACATGATGATTTGGGACGGCTGGAGCCGCTGTACCATTTCCAAAAATCCAAGCTCAAAGAGCCGCGCGCATTCCCGGTTGCCCTGCGTCCCCACGCTGGAAATCGCCACGGTTCCGCCCGCGGGTTCACCGTCAAAGCACCAGGAAAAACTATCCTCATCACTCCAGGAGATGGTCGGGATCACCCGGATGCCGTTCTGCTGCCAGTAAGCCCCGAGCCAATGCTTGCGGTAGTGGTTGAATATCTGCATCGCCCGCGGAAAGTCCGTGTATGTGGAGAAATCCGGAGTACAGACGCATTGAAACCGCCTCAGCATGGGCAAATACCTGTCCGGGTCCGCCCACACGCGGTTAAACTGGTAATCGTCGATAAAGAAATGGATGCCGTGCTGTTCCGGTTCGTCGCATCCCTTCGCGTAGTTGAAGCTGATCCAGTTGTCCGCCTCATAGTCGGCGGGGTATATCACGGGGATGCCGTAGTAGCCAACGCCGTCAAACATCGCCCGCTGTAAGTTCTCATAATTGCGCTGCTGGACATACGCCATTGCCTCAACGCCTCCCTCCGAAAAGCCAAAATAAAGGAGAACGGCACACAGCTTTTGCCGTATGCCGTTCCTCAGCGGATCAATGCAAGCCACGCACACAGGGCCGGAGGCCGGGCCCCCTCTTGCAAAAATCCATGTTACCATTGTAACTCGGACAAAAGGGACATTGGGGGACAAGTTCAAAAAATCTAACGGGGGCTGACCGCACGGCCCGCCCCCGCTCGTTTTTGTATGCTGCTGTTTCTCAGCCCTCAGCGCCCTCCGCCGCCAGCTCCGCGGCGACTTCCTCAGCTACAGCGGCGTTTACCGCCTCCTCGCTCGGGCCGTCGTCCCCCGCCGCCTCAGCGGTCGCCGGGTCGTCAATGCCAATCCGCTTGAAGCCCTCGCCGCGGATCACGACGGGCTGACCGTCGATAGCCAATCCCCGGACTTTGCGGCGGGGGAACGTTGCCAGACGCCGCCCGTTCAGGCCCAGGAGGATAATGTTCTTGTAGCCCACGATGTACCGCGTGACCTCGTTGTATTCCATGTCATCCTCGGGCAGGTCGATCCAGGGGATCGCCTTGTACGCCTCCACGCTCTCCGGCGTACTGAAACAGATGGACGTGGAAACTACTGCGTTCATTGTCTTTGCCATTACGAAAACCTCCTTAAATTTTGGTTGTGTGCGCGGGTCAAAGTAAAATTTCTTTGACTGTAAGCAAATTATAGCTCGGTATTTTACGCTTGTCAACAGGAAAAAACAAAAATATTTCACTGAATTTTTGAGCTGGGGCAAATCAATTCGTCTGGAATGAACCGAAGCCGCCCGCCGAGGCGTGTAGCGCCCCACGCGCCGCACTCCCGGCGGCTGCGGGCGGGGGCCTCAGCCGGAGCGGGGGCATGGGGCCCCTCTATGCCTCCGGTATGCTGTTGCACAGACCGATTTCGTACTCGTATGAACGCTTTTCCGCCTCATGGAGCTGTCTATCCGCCTGTTCTTCCGTTGCTTTCAGATAGCGATAGCACCGTTTCTTGACTCCATCCACCGAATTACCTCCGCCAATGCGCGCCGCCACCTGATCCCAGGAAAGGCGCTCCATGAACCGCAGTTCAAAAATAGCCCGCGTCAAGTGGTTCGGGATTTCCCTGATATACCGCTCCAGCCGCGCCCTCTCGTGGATGCACTGAATTTGCTTTGCGGCTATGATAGCTTGCAGGTCTACGATTTCCACCGCAAGCTCCTCCGTCTTGCTGTGCGTGGAATTGGGGCTTTTCGGCATCCCGCTCAGGTCGGGGGACGCTACCCCGATCCTGCTTTCCAGCATAGCGAGTTTCTTTTGGTCCCGCTCAATTTCCAGTTTCAAATAATAAAGCTGTGACAGTTCTTTTACAGTCATTGCGACACGCCTCCCCTGACTTTATCAATTCTTGCTTTCAGAGCCGCCAGGAGGCTCTCCTGCGCCCCGTCTTTGCTCTCTAAGGATTTTATAACATCCTCGTCCTGCCCGCCCCGTACAATCAGCCTGTGGACGATTACAGGGTATACCTGCCCCTGCCTGTGGAGGCGCTTGTTCGCCTGTTGATATTCCTCCAACGCCCAGGTCAGCCCAAACCAGATAACGTGATGCCCGCCGTCCTGCAGGTTCAATCCGTATCCGCACGAGGCCGGCTGCGCCAGCAGCAGATCAATTTGTCCGGCGTTCCAATCGTCTTGATCCTGCGCCCCGCGGTACACCCGCACCCTCAGCCCGGTTTTGCCCAGGGCTTTCAGAAGCCGGTCCCGGTCATGCTGGTAGTAGTAATAAATAACCGCGTGCTGCCCGCCGAGCTGTTCTACCGTTTCCAAAAGCGCCTCGATTTTGCACCCGTGGACCTCTTGCGCGTTGCCGTCCTCATCGTAAACAGCTCCGTTGCAGAGCTGGAGGAGCTTACCCGTCAGGGCTGCCGCCGTTGTCGCCGTGATAAGCTCATCCCCGATTTCCAGCAGCATCTCCCGCTCCATCCGGTCATAGGCTTTCCGCGCCGGCGCATCCAGCACTACCGGGATGTCCTCATAAATCAGATCGGGGAGCTGCAAATAGTCCTCGGATTTCATGCTGATACAAATATCCGAAATTTGCTTATGTATCTCAGCCTCGGCACCCTCGCGGGGGGCGTATGAAAAAATAGTCGTCCGGTTGCGCTTGTCCGGCTCAAAATACAAGTCACGGTAAACGGATATAGTACGCCCGAGCCTCTTTCCCCCGTCCAGGAGGTAGAGCTGCGCCCAAAGGTCGGTCAATCCATGCGGGGAGGGCGTCCCGGTCAGCTCAATAAGCCTCCGCACCCGCGGGCGTATGGCTTTCATCGCCTTAAAGCGTTTCGCCTGATGATTTTTGAAAGAACTGCTTTCATCCAGCACTACCACATCGAAGGGCCAGTCATGCCCGTAATATTCAACAATCCATTGCGTATTTTCCCGGTTGATAACGTACACGTCCGCCGGGTACTCCAGCGCCGCTATGCGCTGTTGCAGGTTCCCAAGGGCCACGCTCACCCGGAGCCGGGAAAGGTGATCCCATTTCGCCGCCTCATCGCTCCATGTCTTTTCCGCTACCTTTTTCGGCGCGATAATCAGAGCATTGCGGATGCTCCAGCGCAGATATTTTAGCTCGTGTAGCGCCGTCAGCGTGATGACGGTTTTCCCGAGTCCCATATCCAGCATGAGGCCAAGATAGGGATCGCTGATAATGCGGTCAATGCAATACCGCTGATATGGGTAGGGGTTAAACTGTTTTCCCATTTGCCGCCGCCTCCCTGCATATGTCTATAATGGCCCGTACCTTGTCCGGGCTGTCCACGGACGGAAATACCATGAATCCGAGCCGGGTCAAAATCTGCTGCACCACCCTCTGCCTGGGGCGTTCCTTTTTTCCCGGAGCTTTCAGCTCAACAAAGAGGATACGCCCACCGGGGAGGAGGATCATGCGGTCAGGCACACCCGTATATCCGGGGCTTTCCCATTTCAGACAAAGCCCTCCCGCCGCCTTTACCCCGTCCCGGAGCCGCCGCTCAATTTCCTTTTCCAACATGATTTTCAAAGCCTCCTAAAGCCCTTGCGCGTGTTGCGTGTTAGGTTTCTGCCCCCTCCGTCCCCCTCCGTCCCCCGCCCGACAGCCGCCCGACAGCCGCCCGACAGC